TGGCTACCGGCCCCTATAACCTTTGAACTTGATACGCTCTCAAATAAGTGGCGGATGCTAATCGTTGCGGTCTTTCGACAGTGAGGCACTTTGGCCACGACACTCACCTTAAATACAGTTGTTTTAATGGACCACCCTCAAATCCATCTGATACGGTTTTTTTTCGATCATCTGAGCCTTTTTCGTCAACCAACAGTCTATAAAGTGTTGGGCATTCGCGCGCGATGATAATGGCCAGCCAAATATTCTGAAACATGAGTGATCGCTTGGGCTCGGAAACAGAAAGACGCCGCGATGATCCTTCATTGTGGCCGGTAACAATATCGCTTCAAGCGAGCCTAGGAATCTGATGTCGATTGCCCAAAGAGTTTTCCACGGCAGGTTTGGCCGGGTCGCCTTGCTGAATATGGATCGTTCGCTGGTTACCCACACCCATTCCGAATGCCATGTGCTGGTCAAAGTGTCCGGCGCAGACACTTACTTCAACGTCAACGGTCGCCGGGTTCCGCTCAGCGATCGCACGGCAGTGCTGGTCAATGCCTGGGAGCCGCATTTCTACGATTCGCAGCCGGGTGTCGGGGCCACCCTAATCCTGGCGCTCTACATAGAGCCCGCCTGGCTGGCCACTGCCCAGCAGTCGCTGTTGCTCAGCAGTCGGCCGGACTTTTTTGCCCAGTCGTGCATCGAGCTGTCGAGTCGTAATCGCACCTTGGCCGACATCTTGGTCGCCGAAGCGCATGGCTGCGGGATCGTGCCGAAAGAACGCATGGAATTCATGCTGTTCGACTTCCTGATCGAACTGATCGAGGACTTTTCCAATTGGCGGCATTTGTCGCTACTGGGTGCGCGAAACTCAGCTGAGTTCCGGGACGCGCGAGTGCGCCGTGGCACCGCCTGGCTGCTTGAGCACCTCGATGATCCGAACCCGATCGACAACGCCGCGCGGGCTTGTGGTCTGTCGCGGGCGCACTTCTTTGCGCTGTTCAAGAAAGATACCGGCATGACGCCAACCCTGCTGCTTAACGACGCGCGCATGCGCCGGGCTTTTGCCTGGCTTGAGCGTGAGCGCAGTGGAACGTTGGGCCAGTTGTCGGAGCACCTCGGGTTCTCGGAGCAAGGTCATTTCACACGGTTTTTCCGTCAGCACATCGGAGCTTCACCCAGCCAGTATCGGCGTGTTGTGGATTGTTATGCGCCGGTTTGAACCTAGGAGGACGGGGTATTGGGAAAAACTCCCGCCGATGAAGATAGTCTTTCATCTTGAAACTGGCGGCATTTATAGGTTACGAAATTTGAAAAGTCTATTTATTGTCCAGAAAGTCATAAATTTCTTTCATGCGTTCTTCGCGCATCAACTCAAGCTCTTGCTTAGTTTCGGCTACCCATTGCAGGATGAAGTCCCAGCAATCGCAGTCGTGAGCGTCCGCTTCTGCTTCAAATGCTTCTTTCAGAAATTTAAGGCGATACTCATCTGGCGAGAGCCCACAGTTTTCAGCGAGGCGGTAGTTCAGCGCATTGAGTTCAAGTTGGATCCACAAGTGGGCGTCCAGGAATTTCTTCAGGGCGAGTTCGCCTCTAAGTTCTTTTGCGATCATGAATGCTCTCTTGTGGCATACAATAAGTAGTTGGTTGTTCGAGGTCGGCCCAGCGCTAAATCGGACTAGGTCAATTTCCTGCCATCATCCATCCTCGAACGCCATGACGTTCACTCAGTTCTTTCACGACTCGAGCCGCGTCCTGCTTTTGTTTATACGGGCCGATGACGACAAAGTTGTTTTCTTTACGCGCTACCGGCAACTGCAGCTGCTGAATGGCTTTTACTGCGCGATGGCGGCTGGGTGTGTTCAATGCAATTTCGACCACCCACAGGCCGGATGAAGGGCTGGTTGAAGCTTCTTTTTTTGCGTGAAAAATGTAGCCGCCGCACGTCAAGCACGGGCGTTCTAGCGTGATTAGCGAGCCTGGCACCGTGCGAAACACATGCCATTTCGGATCAATGTTTTTTTTGCGGGCGAAGAGTGCCAATAGCAGGCCGGCAATAGAAATCAAACCGGTAAGAATAATTGTCCATTTGTGTGCCTGTGTGGGCAATGAAGGCAGCGAAAGTACTGGCGTTTCGTCTGGCTTTTCGATCAAAAACTGTACGGCGTCAGCCTCCGTTGAGTCGGGTATGCGGGATTCGTTTTTCGCAGGGTGCGCGAGCCCGTCGGAATGTTTTGTGCTGAGCTCTGTCGCCACTTTATTAGCGGTGTCATCGAGTAGTTGTCCGAACTTTGTTACTTTTTGCTGGATGTATGAATTGTCGACGTTATTTTGACAATCTGGTCCTAAGGACGTGTAGGCCCATATTAGTGCTGATAGTTGTCCAAAAACGCCAGTTACCAAAAAGCCCAAACCAAGCTTTCGCACGGCACCCTCTCCAAAGTCATTTTTCGCAGCTCTTGTGTTATGCAGCACGAAAGCGTTAGAGCCGAGTGTGCGAGAAAGGCGCAGAAAGCGCCTTGCCTGGGGAGAGGAAGTTCTGCGCTGGGGTCTGAAAATTTGCCTTAGCGTCTGATTTTCATGAAGGGCAGCAATGGGTCCAGGCTGTGTGAAAACGCCTGCGATTGTCTAACCTTCTGATCGTCTAGATCGTATCGGGGGCGATCATGAAGCGATTCATTAAGGGTGAGGCTCGGACGCAGGTGACGCTGCTGCCGGAGTGCCTGGACGACTACGTAGCCGAAGAAAATCCAGTGCGCGTGGTCGACGTTTTCGTCGATGAACTCGACCTGGGTGCACTTGGGTTTGAAGGCGTTGATCCTGCTGCAACGGGGCGTCCGGCCTACCATCCTGCGATCTTGCTGAAGATCTATATCTACGGCTATCTCAATCGGATTCAGTCCACCCGCCGGCTTGAGCGTGAGGCCCAGCGTAACGTCGAGTTGATGTGGCTGACGGGGCGTTTGGCTCCAGATTTCAAAACCATCGCTGACTTTCGCAAGGACAACGGCAAGGCTATTCGCAGTGTCTGCCGGCAATTTGTGGTGCTTTGTCGCAACCTTAACCTCTTCTCCCAATCGATCATCGCCATCGACGGCAGCAAATTCAAAGCCGTCAATAATCGCAACCGCAACTTCACTCAGGGCAAGGTGAAGGCACGTATGCAGCAGATCGAGCAGAGCATTGATCGATATCTGGCGGCGATGGATTCAGCGGATCGGGCAACGCCCGAAGTGGCCGAGGCTAAAGCAGAGCGGCTGAAAGAAAAGATAGAAACACTGAAAAAGCAGATGCAGAAACTCAAGGTCATCGAGGCGCAGCTCCACGACAGTCCAGACCAGCAGATCTCCCTCACAGACCCAGATGCACGCTCAATGGCCACGAGCGGCCGAGGCACCGGAACGGTTGGCTACAACGTACAAACAGCTGTCGACGATAAACACCATCTGATCATTGCCCATGAGTTGACCAACGTTGGCAATGACCGTGGGCAACTGAGCAATATGGCGAACCAGGCGCGTGAAGAGATCGGCTCTGAGTCGCTGACGGTGGTGGCCGACCGAGGCTATTACAAAGGTCTGGAAATCCTTGCTTGCGAGCAAGCCGGCATCACTACTTTCGTGCCGAAACCCCTGACCTCGGGCAGCAAAGCCGAAGGCCGATTCGGTAAGCAGGACTTCATCTACGTTGCTGCATCGGACGCGTATCGATGCCCTGCGGGACAGTTACTGACCCGGCGGCATTCGTCGATGGAAGACGGCATGTTCTTGCATTGTTACTACTTCTCGGGCTGCCAGTCCTGCGCAATGCAAAAGCAATGTACGACGGGAAAGGAGCGCCGTGTGAGGCGCTGGGAACATGAGGCGGTAATCGACGCGATGCAGGTCCGGCTAGAAAATGATCCAGCGATGATGAGAGTTCGTCGACAGACCGTTGAACATCCTTTTGGAACGCTCAAATACTGGATGGGAAGTACCCACTTCCTGACCAAAACCCTGCCGCGGGTGAGCACTGAGATGAGCCTTCATGTGCTCGCCTACAACCTCAAACGAATGATGAGCATCTTTGGCATCGCAGGACTGCTTGAGGCGATCAGGGCGTGAATCCAGCCGCTTAGATCGCCCGTTAGTAGCCGTTTTGGGCGCTGTCGCGGCCCCAAACGGCATTACAAACGTCTATGTAGCTCACTAAGGTAATTCGCGCTTCTGCCCGCTGATTCCACAGGCAATCCTCGCGACTCTCAGTTTTCGACGTATTCAGCGCGTTTTCACACAGCCTGGGTCGTTTTCTGCCTTTGGACAACGGCAGCTTTGGGGGTCGATAGTAGCCCTAGCGCTCCCATCAGGATGAAGTACCAGCATGGTCGTCGCCATTGTCGACCAGGAAGGACTTTTGGAGGACGGGGACGCTCATCAGTCCACCACCTTATTCAAGACGATTGGTCTATGGTTATCGTCAGATCCAGTCACAGAGGAGATGGGAAATGATTGAGCGCATCAATGAAGAATTAGTAGTTCAGGCTGCTAGGGAATGGGCGGCGCGGTCAAACAAAAATGATGCAATTGCCGCTACGAATGCACAGGAAACGATTGCCGCCCTAAAGACCAAGCTGACGGGAGAGGAATACGACCGGGCCTTAGAAAATCTTTATCGTGAATACCATGAGTCGTAGCGGGTTCGTATTTTGCTGATCGTGATCGGTATTCACGAATAAGTCCGGCATGGTTGGCTGAGAAAGCTATTAGCACGGCCTCTAAAACCTATGTTCCGCCGTCACCACCTTCCACTGCTCGGGCATAACGTTTGGTCGCCTCCGTCACCAGGCGCTTTCGCTCATCGCGATCGATGAAACCTTGTTTTAGGTACACCTCCGCCAGTCGGAGTAATTCCTCGTATTGCTCTTGCGCAGTCATTTTGATATCAGACCTATCCAGCAATTTATGCCAGGTTGCAAGCGCTTGCGATTTCCGGTCTTCGTACATGACAACGCCTCCAAAGGACTATATGCGGTAGAAACCTCTGCTAGCGTGACGTTCATCGGGGACGACATACGGCAAGTTAACCACATGAGCAATTTTCATCACTGTCCGCCCTGCTACGCTTCTAATTATTCGAATAGAGTCGAGCGATAATTACGACTGTTCCCATTGACTGTTGAGGTTGCGGAATGTGAGAGAACAATTGATGGTGGGTCGCCTTCACCCTAGCCGTGATTGCTGTGACGACGTATGAGTTTATGGAATGGAAAGCTGTCGAGACCGAACGGCAAAATATAGTGTGCAAGGCAGCACATCAGCATTTGGAAACGCTCGAAACTCGAGCGCGCTCGATGGCAGCTGGTCTGTCTGTCGAAGCGTATGCTGAGGCCGAGACGGCAGAGGTGGACAAGTTAGTCACGGCCCTGGATACCGCAACCGTCATAGACGCCCATGCTGCCGAGCTGCAGGCGCAAGTCGCCGCCACTGAGGCAGCGTTAGAAAACCAAGGGAGCCAGCAGTTTCTCGAGCAGCAATTCAAAACGCAGCGAATACCCACCGACGTAAAACAAGAAATTAAACGCGCGGAGAAGGCCGTCACTGACGCCTGTGACTAGGTCGACTGCGCATTTTTTTCTGTATAGGTCATTCCCATATTTTCCGTGCGATAACTGCCGACCATCCCTCGACAGCCTGGCCAAGTCTAGCCCATCCAATCAAACATCTTCCTGCTACGCTGAACGTTCCATGGAGGATTCGTGATGCCAAATTCAGACCTGCTCCCTTCCCTGCATTTCAAGATCAACGAAAACCAACTCGCCCTTGAGGCCGCGATCTTGGAGCTTTCCAACTAGGTCGAGCAACGCGGTTCCGCCGAGGTTGCCGACAATGTACGCGGCTCCCTGGAAGCGATCGACCGGAATGAGGAATTCATTAAGCTTACGCTGGCGGTGCTGATGACGCCGGAATGATTTAGCCGCCAAATGGGACGGCCCAGCCTAGTTTAACGGGGCCATACACGCATTCTCAGCGGTTATTTAATCGAAGCAAACGTTGATGGTCTGGCTGTCATTTCAGCTCGAAGCTCACCGATCAGATTTACGATTGCTCGGCTTGTTGTCAGGTTCTGCGAAGACACGCCAGTGACCAATAGTTCAACGCAACCTGACGCTGGCTCAATCACCTTGATCATTAGAGAGCCGTCAGGGTTTACGGTGCAAGAACACGAGAGAGGCAGGAAACCACATTCAATGATATGGCGTAGCTCCAGAATGGAAATCATGACGTTCACCCCAGGGTCACGTTGTTGATTCTTACCTATTTATAATAGGCACCACCCACCACGACACGGCGAAATGCGACGAGCTGGCACCCTGTCCTAAAGATCGGACAACATTCCAGGCTTACAGCTCGTCGCCTCCCCCTCGTCACGAGAGTCGAACCTCGACTACTGTGCATGCAACCAGTATTTGTACAGCGAATCCGTTCCCATGAATTTCGACCAGGCTAAAGTGCTGAGGCTCCAGCAGTGGCGCTCGACCCTCCACGACCACGATTTTCGAATGCAGAATCCCGAGGCCCACCGACAAACCCTTCACTCAATGAGCTCTGCTCTTGTCACCGAGGGGTTGATCGATGAACTCCAGCAGTTCGACCTGAACGAGATGGCGAACGCTGCCTACTGGCACGCCGTGGAGGAATTGCAGACCGCCTCGGGCCACTATTGCGGCGCCTCTGCCTACGACGTCATGCGACATGGAAGCTCCGAGCTGTTCGGCAAGATTGGGCGCTCGATTTTCTATGCCGCGAGCACGCTGGCCGACGGTACGCGATCTTCCTACGACGGGAAGATTTACCGCGATGCCACTGGAGCGAACCTTGTGTTCAATTCGTCCGGGGTAGTTGCGAGAATTACCGGGCTTACCTTGACCCTGCCGGATGGGCAGCAGTACAACCTCATAGAAACTGGAAGAACAGTCGAGGGTGTCAACTACGAGCCGATCGAGGATCCGGACCTCTATCGCGCATTGGTGGATGCCGCCCAAGTTGCCCAGGAGTGCTGTGATCTACGTGCTTTCGAAAGAGTACGGCCGCGTCTCGATTTGGCCAGGTTCCGCACTTGCCCCGCTTGCCTTGATCGTTTTGATCGGCGTGAAGATTGCCAAACGTGCACGGGCAGAGGGTTTGTAACGAAGCCTTCGGCCGCTGGTCTACCCTGAATGCACAGCCGGAGGGTTCAACCATGTGCGGAAGACTTTCCCAGTACCGGGGCATTCACGACTTCGTCGCGGCACTCAGCATTCCCAACGCCTTTCTCAACTATGCCGGCGACCAGCCTTTCGAGCGCTATAACGCTGCTCCGACCACGCAGCTCGCCCTCTTTCACCGGGATGGTGAATACCTGCGCGCAGACATGGTTCGTTGGGGTTGGCGCCCGCACTGGGCCGAAGACCGCGCCGCGCCGATCAATGCTCGCGTTGAGAAGGTCGCCCATGGCCCGTTCTTCAAAGCCATCTGGCCGCACCGAGCAATCATCTCGATCGATAACTGGTTTGAATGGGTTTATGAAGGCGGGCCGAAGAAACAGCCCTACCTCATTCGCCACCGCGACCGGACACCAATCCTCTGTGCCGCGATTGGCCAGTACCCCATCGCCGAGCGTGAACCTGGCGAGCATGACGGCTTCGTGATCATCACCGCCGACAGCGCCGGCGGTATGGTGGACATTCACGACCGGCGGCCCGTGACATTGTCGCCGGAACTGGCCCGGGAATGGCTGGACCCGGCCACGCCCAAGGAGCGCGCAGAACAGATAATGCTGCTTCAGGGAGAGCAGACCGAGGCGTTCGAGTGGTACCCAGTAGACCGGGCTGTGGGCAATGTTCGGAATCAAGGGCGAGAACTGATCGAACCGATAGGAGAGCTAAAAAGCCCTGAGGGCGACCTAGAATAATCCTCCCAACTCTGCCGGCTCCCAGTTCATGATCACCAGTTCGCCACTGATCTCGGCCTTACCCTGCCGCTGATTGGTGTTGCAATAGCGGATGTCCAGCGACTCGAAATGCCCTTGCAACGCCGCATGAAGTCGGCCATGCGCTCGTAATTCTCAAACGGAAAGTCCACGCCATAACCGGCGGTCTGCCAGTAAGGCGGGTCCATGTAATGGAAGGTATGGGCACGGTCATAGCGCTCAGCGCATTCGAGCCAGGGTAGGTGTTCGACGTAAGTGCCAGACAGACGCTGCCAGGCGGCCGAGAGATTTTCCTCGATCCGCAACAGGTTGATGGCCGGGCCGGTGGTGGCGGTGCCGAAGGTCTGCCCAGTGACTTTGCCGGCGAAGGCATGGTGCTGCAGGTAGAAGAATCGGGCGGCACGCTGGATGTCGGTGAGGGTTTCGGGACGGGTCATCTTCTGCCACTCGAACACCTGGCGCGAGCTGAGCGCCCATTTGAACTGGCGCACAAACTCTTCCAGGTGGTTTTGCACGACGCGGTACAGCGTCACCAGGTCGCCGTTGATGTCATTGAGGACTTCGACCGGTGCTGCCTGAGGCCGCATGAAGTACAGCGCGGCACCGCCGGCAAAGACTTCGACGTAGCATTCGTGAGGCGGAAAAAGCGGGATGAGGCGGTCGGCCAGACGGCGTTTGCCGCCCATCCAAGGGACGATGGGTGTAGACATTGAGAGCAAGACCTTTACTGTATGGATAAACAGGTGCTAGGCTCGCCGCGCTTCGTGCACGGAGTAAGAGCCTTGGCTGGACTTGCAGGGGCAATCTGCAGGGACGGCGACCGGGTTGGATGTTGACGCATCCACCCCGGTCGCTCTTTTTCACTTCGGTGTTGCGACTTCTTTGGCGTAGGCCTGACAGGCCGCCAGGGCGATCAGTCCTTGGTCGCCGGCATCGGTGATGCCGATAATTCGTTGAGCATGCGCCGGGTCAAGTTGGGCTCTTGTGGGGCCATGAACCAAGCCGCCGGTTGGGGTGGCGACTGACACTGTGTCGCCACTGGCTGTATCGGTGGCGTCGAGTAGGACTGACAGCCGTAGGTCAGCAGTGGCAAGATGATCACGCAGGCGAGCCTGGTTGGTTTGAGCATCGCTCAGTTCCTTGTAGTGGGTTTGTTCGCTGGCCGACAGCCGCTGCTCAAGGGCCAGACGATTGTCCTGTGCAATGCGCACCTGGTCAGCCGCGGCGTTACTGATGGCGATCAGATCCTCCTTGTGCAGGCCAGCCTGTTCGGCGAGTTGCTGGCCGTAGCGCCAGTCCTGAACCTTCCAGGCCGACGCGGCAGATCCGCCGACCAATGTGGTCAGCAAAAAGCCAACGGCCAACAGCCGGTACGGCGCGGGGATCAGGTCGACGACACACATAGCACTGCCCTCGCCCGGGTCCAGAGTTGCAGCCGATCTGCCAGACCGTTCAGACCACCGTTGATCTTGCGGGTGATCGCCTCGAACTCGTCCCGATCCGCCAGGGCGTTCAGCTCGCGCACCCACCAGAACCACGCGGCCGACTCGGCCGCCCATTGCGGCTGCTCGAGCAGCTCAGGGGTGCGCAGCAAACGCTCGTCACCGAACAGCGCCAGGCTGCAGCGCAGGTAGTTATTACGGCCGGTCACCTGGATCAGGCCGCGACCGCGAAAGCGCTGGCCGTCTCCATCCACTTCCGGGGTGTTGCCCAGTTTTGCGGCCAGGTTGCCAGTGTCGTATTTGCTCAGGTACTGATCGCCCCCCAACTCACGGAGGTACTGCAGCTGGCCAGACTCGTGCCCGACCTGGGCCAGGAACGCCGCCTGCCGCGCCGGTGTGTTGATCTGCCGATGCGCCATGGCCGCATTGAGGGCGGATACAAAAACGCCCGCTTGGCGGCGGGCGTTCGGGAGGATTCGCAGCAATTGCTGTTCCGTGATGGACATACAAACTCCTGGT